AGCGCATAGTTTTGTGAAGAAGTTAGGCAATAGAGGTGAAGTATTGATTCCGTTTATTGATTCAGTAGCGGAAGAGCAGAGGCCGGCAGTAACAAAGTTTGTAGAGAACGCAGGCGCAACAACCGAAGATGTGGCTGGATTTAAGAGCTTTGATGAGTTCTTGTCAGGATATAAACCGCCAAAAGCGAAAGAGTGGACAGAAGAGCTTGAGGCAGATCAAAAAGCAGTAGTCGGCGTCAAAGGATGGAAGTCGCCGGGCGAAGTAATCAAGAGCTATCACGAAGTAGAAAAGTTAGTCGGCGCAGATAAGATTATTGCTCCTAAGAAAGATAAGTCAGGTAATTATGAACCCGGGGAATTGGAACGGGTGATGACTGCTCTTGGCCGCCCGAAAGACCCGAAAGATTATAAACTTTCAGCTAATTTTAAATTGCCTGAAGGATTAAAGATAGATGAGAACGCGCAGGCGCAGTTTAACGCAGAATTGCACAAGGCAGGGTTTTTACCGCATCAGTATGCTTTAGTAATGGACAAGTTCGGCGATTTTCTTAACAAAAGCATGCAGGCTTCCAAAGAAGCCAACGAAAAAGCCTTTAATGAGGCAACGCTGAACCTGCGTAATAAATGGGGTTTGGCTTATGATGAGAAAGCAAAGCTGGCAAATAACATATTAAGGACATTCTCTGCTTCTGATAAAGCTGGGGATATAGTCAAGAAGTATGGTAATGATCCGGCAATTATAGAGCTCTTGGCTAAGGTAGGCGAGAATATGAGCGAAGAGTCTTTAACCCGGGTTAATATGTCAGGAATGATGTTGACGCCTGAATCGGCCAAGTTAGAAATCGCCAAGATAAGGGAAGAGCGCAAAAAAGAATTGATGGATGCAAGCCATCCGCAGCATAACTACTGGCTTGAGAAAATAGATAGTTTGTATCGGATGATGGAAGCATAGTTACTTATTAAGCGGATAAAGTTAATCACTCCCGCAAGGTAAGGCTTAGAGTAGTCGGATAACCTCTGTTTGAGGCCCGGGAATAGCAGTAAAGCTATTAAGGCCCGCAAGGATAACCTGAAAGCTCGTAGGTAAATTAGGTTAACTTTACAAACGGAGGATTTAGATGGCTATTGATACCGCGCTAAAGAACCAGTATAGCGATAATATTCTGCTCTTGGTTCAGCAGAAGACGTTAAAAGTCGCTCCCACAGTGTTCCAGAAGCCCAACTGCGCCGGGGAAGTTTCTTTCCAAGACCAGATAGCTTCTGCGACTGCTGATGAAAAGTTGTCTCGTAATGAGGTTGTCAGGAACTCTGACCCTGATTATGACCGCAGAAAGATTGTCCCTCGCACTTTCTATGTAGCTCCCCTTATTGACCAGATGGATAAAATTATGATGTTGAAAGACCCGACATCAGAAGTTGTCCAAACTAATGCGGCAGCACTTGCCCGCGCTAAGGATGAGGTTGTTTGTAATGCTTTCTTTGCAACAGCGTATAGCGGAAAGACCGGAGCAACTTCAAATACACTTTCCGGGGACCAAGTTATCGCAGCAGGCGCAGCAGGCCTCACGATGGCTAAAATCCGTCAGGCAAAGAAAGTATTAGACCAGAATGAAGTAGAAGCTGAAGATAGGTATTTCGCAATCACCGCAGAAGAAGTTGAGGATTTACTTGCTGTTACAGAAGTAACTTCAGCTGACTATGCCCAGGTGAAAGCCTTAGTGAGTGGACAAGTTGGAACGATTTGTGGCTTCCAGTTCATTCAATCGGAGAGGTTGCCGATTTCTTCAACCACAAGGCAATGCGCTGCCTACCATAAGAACGGGATGGTGCTTGGCATATGGCAGGATTTAAAAGCCTCCATTGACATTATGCCGGGATTGCATTTCTCTGCACAAGTCTATGCTGGACAGTCTTACGGTGCAACAAGGCTTGAAGAGAAGCGTGTTGTAGAAGTTGACTGTATTGAATAAAAAATAATCTAAAAGGAGGTTTAATATAATGGCTACTACTTTTTTAGGAGTGAACGCAACCTTGAAGGATACCGGGACAGCTAATACGATTGAACCGGAGATGAATGGCGGGATAGTGAAGTGGGTATATGATTCTTATGTTACCGACGGAACTGAAACCACAGGCGATTTGATTGAGCTTGGCGGTTTGTTATTGCCCGCAGAAGCAAGGATAGTCGGCTGGATAGTTGACTGCGGTTCGTTAGGTGGCTCTTGCACACTAACTCTCGGAACGAAAGCTGATACCGACGAGTTTTTAACTGCAACCAATTTCGGAAGCGCTGCTATTAAATCCTCATTCAACGGGGATGGCATAGCAAGTTCAACCGGATTTGAGATTGCTGCCGGCGATGGACAGCATATTCAGATGTTAGTCGGGGCAGGAACACTCGCTTCGTCTATTACAGTTAAGGTCGCAGTTCTTTATGCGGCAAAAGGCTAATCAAACAAATAGGAGATTATGATGAAAAAACTATTTTTGATATGCCTCTTGCTACTACTCGCATTTAGTAATGCGTTTGCGGCAGTGGCATATAAGGACACAGGAACTGATACTGGCGTAGCTACGACCATAGATATTACGGGTGGAGTGCAGTCTTTTGACGGCTCTACTCTTAGTATCAGCGTTCTTGGTTTTGCTACCGGCAATGCTTCGGGGGTATCCATGGCTGCGTCAGGGACAAAAGCTCTGCCTGTTGGTTATTCGGCTGTTATAAAAACAATAGGCTCGGCAGCTGCTCTTACTTTGGCAGATGGAACTCCGGGTCAGGTATTGACTATTATTGCTGATAATGCGTCAGCATATACAGCAGTATTGACTCCGGCAACCAAGACTGGATTTTCAACTATTACATTCAACGCTACTGCTGATAGCGTAACCTTGCTTTATCTAAACGATACAGCAGGATGGGTGGTAATAGGCACAAATTCAGTAACGATTGGATAAAGGAACAGGGGGCGGGGTAGAAATACCTCGCCCTCTTACTTATGATTAAATACTTAGTCCTTATTCCATTATTACTGCTGGCGCTAACACCGCCGCAACCTTTCCAAGTCCCGATGATAGCTAACAGCTTTTTATGGCTTTGGCTTGTTTTAATCAGCGGATTTCTTGGGGTATTCTATATTTTTACCAAAGCCGATATTATCCTTAAAATTCTATCGGTGTATCTGTTTATTAGTTGCTTCTTTTCAAAAGCTCCGGCAATATCGTTTTCGGCTTATTTCTCTGTAATCGCCTGCCTTTATTATTATCTCTTATGCTTAAAATTAAAAGATTGGAGTTGGGTATATAAGTCAATCTTGGGTGTTTTATTTTTAAATATCATATTTATGCTGGCGCAGTTTATGCGAACAGATACAGTGCTTAACTTTGCGCAAGTTGATCCTATCCGGTTTGGCACAATCGGTAACGGGATGCAGTTAAAGAGTTTTATTATCGTGCTTTCTGCTTTTATTATCTCTTATAAAAAATTCAGCTTTATCAAAAAATATCTTAAACAGATTATTGTTGGTGCAGTTATATTCTGCGTATTTTATTTATTCTGGCATAAGGTAATTCCGGCTTTTCTATACGCCCGAGGCCCGGTGTGGCTTTATACGCTTAAACTATCCTTAAAAGAACCTATATTCGGTTATGGGATAGGGACTTACAAGGCACTATTTCCGGCATTAAGCCATTATAGCGTAGCCGGGACAGAGGGTATTTGGATGACCGCGCATAATTGTTTAGCCCAGATAATCTTTGAAGCCGGATATATTGGGGCTGGTTTAGTGGTGGCTTTCTTTGGTAAGACTTTTTATAGGGTTATTAAGCAAAGGAATTTATATCTTACAATAGGGATGTCTTTATTGACTTTTACTCTTATGGTGCATTTTCCGGATAGGATGATTGAGGCGGTTTTAATTATAGTAGCATATTTAGCTTTTGTTAATAAGGAGATAAACAATGTCAGCCGAATTTAAGATATTCAATATGGCTATGCGTAAGTTAGGTCAAGACCCCATTGTAACGATAGGAGAGGACAGTGAGAATTACAGAAAAATAGCGGATGTCAAAGATATGGTCAGGCGCGCGTTACTACGCTCTCATCCTTGGAGTTTTGCTAAAAAAGAAGTCGCATTGTCAAGGGTGGTGGCAACGGATACTGCTTCGTGGGTAACTGCTACGGATTACGAGATAGGCGATTATGTATTAAGCACTGTTACTTATAAATGCCTTGTTGACCATACCTCTGGAGTTTTCGCAACGGATTTAGCCGCAGGTTACTGGGTAGCAGATACCGATTATGAAGACCCGGTATTAGAGGATTATCTCTATATATTCCAGCTTCCTCTTGACTTCCTGCGCCTGAATAAGACAAGCGTTGAGCCGGATTATTCACATAAGATTAAAGGACGCAAGTTATATTCTAACTCCAGTTCGGTAATCATTGAATATGGCTATGACTGCAAAAACCCTGATGCGTGGGTTACATCTACCGCTTATGTCGTCGGTGATTATGTCTTGCAGAGTAATACGATTTATTACTGTTTAGAAGCTCATACTTCAGGGACTTTCGCTACCGATTTGGCAGCCGATAAATGGATAGAGCAGGATATATACGACGCTTCTTTTACTGAACTCTATGCAACGAACTTGGCATTTGAGTTATGTATC